AATCCTTAGCCCACGGGCGGTTGTTACCGTCAATAACACGGCTTATTGGATGGGGCATGATAAGTTCTATGCCTATGGCGGACGGGTAGAGACCCTCCCATGTACCCTAAGAAATCACGTATTTGAGAATCTTAACTACACTCAAGCCGACCAGATTATCTCAGGAACAAACGAAGGATGGAATGAAATCTGGTGGTTCTATCCAACAGCAGACAGTCAAATTAATAACGCCTATGTGATTTATAACCACTTAGAAAAGATCTGGTACTACGGCACAATAGATCGCACTGCGTGGTCAGACTCGTCTCTCAGGGAATACCCTCAAGCAGTTACCACAACGTCTTTTACAGGCTCTCTTAATAACAGTACAACCCTAAATGTAACTGCAATAGCTACTGGTAGCTTGCAAGTAGGCTCAGTCATTACGGGTACTGGCGTAGCCACAGGCACTAAGATTACTGCTCTAGGAACGGGTACAGGCGGGATAGGCACTTATACCGTCAATATCTCCCAGCTTGTAGTTCAGACCACAATGATTGCCGACAGTATTATCTACAACCATGAACAGGGTTTAAACGATGACACAACGGCAATGACCTCTTATATTGCCTCGTCAGACTTTGATCTTGTGGACGGAGATCAGTTCATCCTGACTAAACGGATTATCCCTGACCTTAACTTTGCGGGATCGACTGCCACCTTGCCTGCGGTCACAATGTTAATAAAACCACGGAACTTTCCTGGCAACGCATATTCCAATACAGAATCCCAGCAGGTTATTGAGACCTCGGTAGACGTATATACCGAGCAAATATTTATGCGGGCTAGGGCTAGACAGATGGCTATTCAGATTCAATCTTCTGACTTAAATGTTCAATGGCAGTTAGGTAGTCCTAGATTGGATGGCAGACCAGATGGGCGTAGATAATGGGAATGCAACGGTTCCGTGCGCCAGCTTTACCTCTGGCTCCAGTCGAATACGACCAACAGCACATGGCGCAGTTAATTGGGGCATTAAGGCTTTACTTTACGCAAAGCGATTCCAATGCTGCCTTGCAACTAGACGGGTTACGGCTATTAAATTTGCCAACATCGGGGTACAATTTGCCAGAAGGCACAGTCTTTCAGGATGGCGAGTACTTAAAGATAGTCTCGCTAAACTTTGCCTATGTACAAGGGGTGTCGGGAACTGGGTCAGTTGGCAGTGTAACGGTAGTAGCCAACTCTATTTTAGTTAATGTTCAAGGTGTATCAGGAACGGGTAACGTAGGAACGGTAACGGTGACTATTATATGAACACAAATGGTGGATTGCATAACACAGCAAATTATCTAAAGACCAAAGGTCGTGGTAGGGACACTGAACTTGTTCATATGTCTAAGAATGAGATTAAAGGTTTACAAGCTTTGGCTTTGGCTAACGGCGGCTCCCTTACTATTAACCCCGATACTGGTCTTGTAGAGGCTGGGTTTCTAGAACAAGTCCTTCCAGTAGTTGTTGGGGCAGGTTTAATGTATTTTTCTGGTGGCGCTCTTTCTCCCCTTGCAGCTGGAATGATTACTGGTGCTGGTTATGGCGTGGCTACAGGTAGCGTAGAAAAGGGTCTTATGGCTGGTTTAGGCGCCTATGGTGGTGCTGGGTTAACTACTAGTTTAGCTGGGGTGGGTGGACAAGCTGCTGCTCAAGCAGGGCAACAAGCTGCTACTGAAGGATTTAAAACCGTTGCTAATGAAGCCGTTACACAAGGATCACAACAAGTAGCGCAAGAAGCTGCTAAAACCGCAGCTGCAGAGGGTTTAACCCTCCCATCTAACTATGCGGATCTGTACGCTAAAACAGGTGGAGCACAACAGCTTACCCAAGAAGCAGCCCAAGGGTTTTTGGGAAACACCAATAATTTTCCAGGACTAACTTCAGAAGCTGTACAAGGCTATCAATCTGCTTTAAATGCTCCTGGGGCTAGTCCTCAAGATGTTATTGGTGCTGCGGGTAGGGCGCAAGGTGCTGCTGGTGCTACTACAGGAAGTAATATAGCTACAGGACTTAAAGAAGTTGGCACGAGTGTACCCGCTGCTGGAAGCTTCTTAGGTAGTAACGTAGGTGCTATAGGTAGCGCTGCAATACCTCTTTTAGTAGGAGATCAACAACAACGAGGTGCAGGTCCTGCAGGGTATCAAGAAGATGAATACGATAGAAGACTTAAAGGTTACAAACTAAGTCCAAACTACCAAGCCTACGAGGCTCCAAGACCTAATCCGTATTACCAAGCTCAATATGCAGCTCAGGGTGGTGTTATGGAGTTAGCTGCTGGAGGTTCTTTTGACGATGAATCTGGTATGGACGAAGCTAGAGGCTTAATGCAAGGTAATATGCAAAACGGTTTACTTAATACGAGGTATGCGGCTGGTGGCGTTGCTCGATATAGAAGTAAAGGTCAAGTTAATGTGTTACAAGATTACTTGGATAGACAAGGGCAGCAACGAATAGAACATTTACCAGAAAGTGTTGGGGTTCCACGCACAGGTATATTTAGAGATACTGACGTAGATACAGCTAGAAAAGATGCCTTTACTGCCTCTATGGTCCGTTTAGGCAAAGCAGGTAAGGGTGCTGGTATTAAGCCAGTTGCTCTTCCTAAAACCTCAATTAAAGGTCTAGGCGATATTAAAGGCGCTACTCCTGAGATAGAAGAAGCCGCTGCTGGTGGCACTATGCGTTATAACCTAGGAGGATACTCTGATGGCGGAAGAATGCTTAAAGGACCTGGTGATGGTATGTCTGATTCTATTCCTGCTACTATTGCTGGAAAGCAACCAGCACGGTTGGCTGATGGAGAGTTTGTTGTACCAGCGGATGTTGTTTCGCATTTAGGTAATGGCTCTACGGATGCTGGTGCTAAGAAGTTATATAGCATGATGAACAAGATTCGCAAAGCTAGAACGGGTAAAAAGAAACAAGCTCCCGCAGTTAAAGCTAGTAGATACATGCCTGCATAAATGTTAAAGGGTGCTCAGTCAAATGAAGCTAAGGCGATTGCCCAACACTATTTATATGAGCATGCTGGAGTTCAACCTTGTGCAGATTTTCAAGCGTTGTTTTGGGTAGATGAAAACAATCAGATTGAGTGGGTTATTGGGTATACGGCATTTATAGGAAAGACTTGCCAAATGCACATGGTTAATTTAAAAGGTGGTTATACACCTAAGGGTTTATTGTTTGGTGCGTTTGATTATCCTTTTAACTTTTTGGGTTTAGAAAAAACTTTTGGAATTGTAAATAGTCAAAATACAAAGGCTATGGAGTATGACAAGAAACTGGGATTTAAAGAAGCCATTCGTTTCCCAGGAATGCATTGTGATGGCGGGGATTTAGTAGTTTTTGAAATGAATAAAGCTGACTGTCGCTGGATTAGGGAGCGGGTAAAACATGAAACAGAATTGGTCTCGTAGAGAGTTAGAAGCCTTCGGTGAAACCCTAGGCGATAGCGTCACTCAGCGCAAGCTTGGTGGTGGGTACATTTGTGGTGGCGGTGGCAAAGGCGGTGGTGGTGGTGGTGGCACTCCTCCACCCCAACAGAGTACTGCGTATCAAACTAATATTCCTGAGTATGCAAAACCATATGTTACTAACATGTTGGAAGCAACTCAGAAGCAGTTGTTTGAAGGCGCTCCAACTGCAGAAGGTGGTTTTAATATTACTGGATTTAAACCATATCGACCCTATAGCACGGATGTAAGTAATTATTTTGCGCCGTTCAGTCCGATGCAACGGCAAGCTCAACAAGCTACTGCTGCGTTACAAACACCTGGTGAATATCAACAAGCTATTGGACTAACTGGTTTAGGCGCTATGGGTTCTATGGGGTTAGCAGGTCAAGGAGCAGCAGCCGCTCAACAAGGTTTTGGTGCAGGTCAACAATACGCACAAAATGTAACAAGTCCTGGAACCATGCAAGCATACATGTCGCCATATCAACAAAGCGTTACTGATGTTGCCAAAGCAGCTGCTGTACGTGAAGCGCAGATGGCACAAAATGCTCAAAATTTAGGAGCGTCTCGGCAAGGTACTTATGGCGGTGCACGTCAGGCTTTGATGCAAGGTGAGCGTGAGCGTAATTTACTTTCTAACTTATCTAATATCCAAGCTCAAGGCTCTCAGTCTGCTTACGATAGAGCGCTACAGTCTCAACAGTTTGGTGCTAATTTAGGACTTCAAGGATTACAAGCTGGTTACGGAGGTCTTGGTGTTGGTTTACAAGGTTTAGGTCAAACTATGCAGGGTGCTGGGCAAATAGGTCAATTAGGCGGTGCTCAATTACAAGCACAACAAGGCATTATTGGTTTGCAAAATCAAATGGGTGCGCAACAACAAGCACTTGAGCAAGCTAAGATTAATCAAGCTACCCAAGACTATGCAACACAACAACAGTACCCGCTCCTGCAATTAGGCATGATGTCCAATATGTTGCGTGGTTTACCAATGCAAGCAACTACTACACAAACGTATCAAGCAGCACCCGCTCCCATTACGCAAGGTCTTGGTCTTTTAGCTGGTGCGGCTGGCGCTAAGCAAGCTGGTTTGTTTGCAGAGGGGGGAACTATCAAAGATTTAGCTTCTGGTGGCGTTGCAGGCTACGCTAATAGAGGAATGGTTCAGGCTAATCCTGATAGCGGAGTAGTTCGTGGTATCCGTCAAAAATTAATGATGATGAACGCTGACGAGTTAAATCGTGTTGCGCAAAGCAGTCCTAGCGAAGAAATTCGTGCTATGGCAATACAGATATTACAAGAGCAAAAGATTAGAGAGCAGGCTGAAACACAAGCTCAACAGTCCATAGCTCAAGATCAACGTGGTTTACCTACCCCTGTTACTGAGCGAGCTGGATTACCTGCCGCACCTGCTGGGTCTATGGATATGCTAAATGCCGCTAGTGGCGGTATTGTGGCTTTTGCTAATGAGGGTGAAGTTGAGTTGGACTTAGAAAAAGAATTTGCTGCTCGTCAAAAAGCTGCTGAGTTTGTTAAAAGACAACGTGAAGCTGCTGGTATTGGCGCCCCTAAAGCTGGGCTTGCTGACTACTACGCTAAAGAACAGGCTGCCTTGGGAGATGCGGAAAAACAAGCTAGAGGATATGACTTGTTAAACTTTGGTGTTAACTTAGCTGCTCAAGCAGGCCCTTTAGGGCAAGCAGGTGCTAGAGCAGGTCAAGCAACATTGCCTGGAATAATAGCCCGCCAAGAAGGACTTAGAGAGCGTCGTGGTGGTGTTGCTAAAGGTATGGCTGAAATTGCTGAAGGTGAGCGTCTAGTAAAAGTAGGTGATATTGCCGCTGGTAACGCATTGATTGATAAAGGGCTTGATCGTACTAGCAGAGAAAAAGTTGCTGGTATGAAGTCCCCCGGTGAACTAATGGGTTATGCAAATAATTATTTAGCAAGGAAAAGAGCTGAAGGAGATAAAAGACCTGATGCTGTTCTATTAAATGAAGGAATGGATGAGCTTTTAGGTCGTCGTGGTGCCGCTGCTAAACGTGCGGATACTGCGGCTGAAGTTGCAGGAACTAATCTGTATGATAAAGCTCGTGATAACGTAGACAATTCTTTATCTAAAAACTATAACTCGCCAGATAATAAAGAGCTTCGTAGACTGCAAAAAGAAGACAAAAAGAACGGTACTAATAATGCAAATACTTATTTACAAGAGTTGTATCGTAAAGAAGAGCGACGAATGAAAGGTGGGCAACAAGCGCAGTCATCCCCTGCGCCTAGTGGCGGTAAAGGTAAAGCAAACCCTGCTCAATTTGATGCTGATAACTCGTAATGGCATATGACGTTGAAGGTGCAAGGAAAGCAGGTCTTAGCGACGCTGAGATTAATAACTACCTTGCCAACAAATACAAATATAACTTAGCAGGAGCTAGGGAAGCGGGTCTTGCTGATACTGAAATATTGACTTATCTACTTACAAAAAGTAAACCTGTAGTTAAAGCTCCAGTAGCGCCAACAACAGAAGTTGCGCCTATAAGTAGTCCTGAAGAAATAACTTCGCAAGCTGAAACTTCTAGAGGTGCTTTTGCAGCACAACCAGGTGCAGGTTTAACTGAACAGCAAAAACGTCAGTTAGCAGAAGCAACTGCAAAGTACGAAAAAGAAGTGCCTTTTTTACAAAGACAGACTGATCCAATAAAAGCAGGGGTTAAAGGCTTATCAACTGTTGTTCCAAACTTAGAAATTACTAGTCTTCAAAAAGAAATTAATGCAATACAAGAAGGCAAAGTTGGTCCACGGGATCCAGTAACTGGAGAAATGACGCCTCTTCAACCAGAAGAAGCTGAAGCCGCAATTAAATCATTGCAGGCACGGCAAGCAGAAGCACAAAAGAAAGTAATGGGTGTTCAAGCAGAAGTTAGTCAAATTAGAAAAAGACCAGCCGTTGAATTACTAAATGATGTAACAACTGCACGACAAGCATTCCAAGCATTTCAAGCCGATCCTCTTGGTATTATGGCTAGTGTATCTTTAGAAAGTTTGCCACAAGTTGCCCCTGCTCTTGTACTAGGTGCTGTAACACGTAATCCTACTGTTGGTGCATTGGCTATGGGTAGCACTAGCTTTGCTAGTGAATTGTCTTCTGGAGTTATGGAGTATTTTCAAGATAACGGAGTTGATACTAGAGACCCCGTAGCAGTAAATAAAGCTCTTAATGACCCTGTGTTATTTGCTAAAGCGTACGGGCATGCATTAACCCGCGGTTCTATTATTGCAGTAGCAGATACGGCAGCTGCTGGGTTAGCTAGTAAGATGTTAGTGCCTAAACAATTAATAAAAAATCAATTAGCAAAAGAAGCGGTTAATATTGGTGTAGCTCAACCTACTGCACAAATAATAAGCGGTGGTGGCGGAGAAATACTTGCTCAGCTTGCTACTGAAGGTGAGGTTAAAAAACCTGGTCGAGCAGTTTTAGAAGCTGCTGGTGAAGGTCCAACTAGTTTATTAGAGACAGCAGCATTTGGCGGGCAACAAGCCTACGAACGTCTACCCTCTACGATTGCTAAAAAAGAAGCAGAAGCTAAAGCTGTTGAAGATCAAAAGAAAATCCTTGATAAACTCAATGCCCCCGGTGCTATAGAAAATTTAGGTCAGCAGTTTAATGAGACTGTTGAGAAACTAAAGGGTGCAATCAACCCAGATACAAAAAAACCATATACTGAACAAGAAGCCTACGCCGTTGCAGGCGATGCTATTTTGCAAGGAGGGCTATTAGATGGAACTGAATCAACTATCGGTGGAACAGATCAATCAGGCGTTTCTGTGCCTAGCAAACCAATCGAAACCGACACCGGAGCTATTGACACTACCGGAGGAGACCTGGCAACAGCTGGCACGACTACTACTGCTGTTGGAGGCGGAGAAGGAACTGAACTCAGTGCATTAGCTGCCGAACTACAAGCTAAGTACCCCCAGTTAACAAATGAACAAGCATTAGCAAATGCTAAAGAAAGCCTACGTCAAAAACAAATTGCCGCTCAGCAACAAGCTGCTGGTGTTGGTACACCTACTCCCCCAGCAATTACCGTACCTCAAAATTTAGTTGATTTATACGCTAAATCAATTGCAGCAGATGAAGCAACTAGCATATATCCTAGCCCAGCTAACAAACGAAATGCCACAATGGCGTCTAGACGTTTAATAGAAGCCAAAGCAGCTCAACTAGGACTTACTAAAAAAGATTATTTAAAGGAAACAGCAACAGGGGAAACCCGTGCTTTAGATGACGCCATAATTGATGCGTATGACAAACAACAACCACCCTCTTCGGATACTATTGATACTACAGATACTACAGAAGATGGAAAACCCCCAGTTAAAATAGGTAAATCTCGTGGTAGACCAATTGTTACAAAAACTCCAGAGCAACAAGCTGCTGATGCTGCGTATAAAAAACAACGCCAAGATATTGGTCGTAACGCTAGTAATGATATTAATAGGGCAGAAAAAGTTTTAACCCAAGAAGTAAATACAGAGCAAATTATTAATAATGCTGCTAACGAACAAGACGCAATATCTCAGTTATCCCAATTAAAACTGCAGCGCATAGGCGCACTTGAGACGGCATATCGTTTATCTGTTGATCCTGACCAAAAGAATAAGACTGCGGGTAAAAGAGCTAGTACGTTATTAAAAACAGCTGACCCCAAAGAACTTGAAACTGCTAAACAAATATACGAGTCTAAGAAAAAAATAGGCGCACCTAGCCGTGCCGAAATTAGTGAATCCACTAACGGACAGGATAACACCGTCTTTGAAAAATTCAACAACGCTAGAGGAGCAGTAGCTTGGATTGCTAATAATGGCAACCCTTTTGAAAAACTACTAGCTAGACGGTTACTTCCTTTTCTTAACGGAGTTAAGTTTGTTGTAGTAGATAGTGCAGACGATATGCCTACTGCATTCCTACGAGACAAGATGATGGGGGCAGCAGGTTTATATGTACCTGACAGAAAGACTATTTATGTAATGCGTAGCGGCGGTATTAACAATACTGTTGTATTACACGAAGCTTTACACGCTGCAACCGTTAAGCAAATTGATACCTATTTAGAACTAAAAGAAGCGGGTAAACCTATTCCTAATTTCTTACGAGTTCCTGTTCGTGAACTTATGGAGACCATGGATGCAGCTAAGCAAAACTATGACCTTCTTAAAGAACAAGCACTTTTGTCCGATAACCTGGGGTTATTAACTCAAGATATGTTGGACATCCCCGAAGATGCTTTTACTGATATTAAAGAATTTGTAGCATACGGTTTGTCGTTACCTGCTATGCAAGAGTTTTTACTTCTTTCTCCTGGCGAATATGCGGGTGTGCCCCCAGGCTTTATTAACAAACTATTTAATCGGTTTGTACAAGGGATACGTAAGTTGTTTAATATGGATGAGACACATAGTTCTGCTCTCCAAGATTTAATTATTGTTACAAATAAATTGCTTGCTGCTCCGATGTACAAGTTAGAGACTGAACCGCTTAGTGGCAGGGTCTATGCAGCCAAGGCTAAAAAACAACCTGCACCACCTAAAGCACCTAAGCCACCTAAACAGTTAAAGTTAGTAGAAAGCCTGCTTAGAAAAATTCGGCTATCCAATAGAAACTCTACGTTAAATGGTTCAATTGGCGAATTAATCATGCAAGTTAGAAATGCCAATGACGCTATTCGTTTGATGAAAGCTATTTACGGCGCCATAAACGTTACTAAATTAAAACTTGTGTTACGAGCTTTTACAACAGAAGATATTACTCGTATAGCTGGAGATAAGATTAGTAACCTAAAAGTTATTAATAACGCTGTAGATGATATGGCAGGCATGCGGGTGCAAATGATCCGTGAGCTTTCTGAAAAAACTCCTGCTTGGATTAACTTTAATGAAAAATACGAAGAGGGTGGCAAGATACTTGCTGACTTAATTAATGCCTCTACTTTATTAGAAGTAGACCCTACTAAACACCCTGATGCAGCAACCGCTATAAAGAACGATCCTAAGCTACAGCGCATTGAGAATGACATACTTAACCCATCTACAGACCCTAAAACTTTGCCTAACCTTAAAAAGCAAAGAACTGAACGCACTGCAGCAATTAAGTTAGTGTATGAAGGTGGTGCTTTTAACAACCCTGTTACTGGTGAGAAATACACCATGGGTGGCTGGGAAAAACTAGGTAAGTTTGGTAAAGGTGAAGGACACGCTATTTATAAGATGGCTAAGGATAGCTATAAAAAAACCTTTGACATGCATGAGCAGCTGCTAAAAGATAAGATTGAAGCTTCTAATGTACCTGGAGATGTTAACGATGCGTCTACTCCAAAAGGCAAATTAATTGCTGCTATTACTAAAACGTTTCAAGAAGCTAAGTTACTAGAGGTCTACTTCCCATTGATGCGTTACGGTAATTTCTGGTTTAGCGTAGGCAAGGGCAAAAGCGGCGAGTTCTATATGTTTGAAGGGGAAGTTGCTCGTAACAATGCTATTGAAACCCGTGTTGCTGAGCTTAATAAAGCTGGAGACAAGCGCACCAAAGATCAGATGATTGCTGACGGCGATATAGATATTGGAAATGACATTCGCAAACTAAGGGAAAAGCATATTGAATCTAGCGATATGCTTAAAGAAATATTTGCAATGTTAGACCAAAACAAAATGTCAGATATTGATGCTGTTAAAGACAATATCTATCAGATGTACTTAATGACCCTACCAGATAAGGACATCCGTCGTAAGTTTGTACACCGTCAAGGTAAAACTGGTTTTAGTGCCGATGTAATCCGCAACTTTATTGTCAGCCAGCACACCGCTGCTAATCAGTTAGCTCGACTAAAATATTCAGATAAAATCCGCAACGGTATAGCTGCTGCATATGCAGAGATACAACAGAATCCAGACAAGCTAAAGCTAGCTACTATTATTAGAGAAGTTAGTAATCGAGCTATTAACGAGATTACTCCTACAGTCCCTGAAGAAGGGCTTGATTGGGATCAAGTTGCCTCACTTGGTAACAAATTTGTGTTCTATTGGCTTTTGACTTCTCCTAAATCTGCGCTTGTGCAGATGACGCAGTTACCGATTGTCGGTCTACCTACCCTTGGGGCTGAGTTTGGCATTGGCAAGGCTACCGCAACTGCTGCTAGGTATGGTGCTTTGTGGAGCAAATTAGGTACAACTAAAAAAGACGAGAACGGTGATGTAATAACCTCATGGGGTCAGCCGTCTATCAATGACTCTAAATACGTAAACGAGCATCCAAACCCAGCGTACAGAAAAGTATTAAAAGACGCTTGGAACTTTGCTAATGACAAAGACATATTTATGTCTACCTATGCAGGGGATATGACAGCAATGTCTGCAGTGCCTAGCGCTCGTTATAAAAATGTAGTCAGTAGAGGGATTAGATTTACGTTTGATTTAATGGGTGGCGCATTTCACCACGCTGAGCGTATCTCCCGTGAGATTATGTACATGTCTGCATTTGAGCTAGCCTACGCAGATGCAAAGCAAAAGGGTATGGACGGCAATGCCGCATTTGATGCGGCTACTGAAAAAGCTCTAAAGCTAACGTACGATGCGTTGTTTAACTACACTCAGTACAACAAACCGCCCCCAATGAAGACTGCAGGCGGACGCCTTGCATTTCAGTTTTTGACTTACCCACTGCAGATGACATCGTATTTAGTACGTAACTTCTACGGTATGCTGCCATTTCTAAACAAGGAAGAAAAGAAAGAAGCAGCTATTAAATTCTTTGGCACTCTGGGCATGACTGGCTTATTTGCTGGTGTTACAGGCTTCCCCTTGTACAGCTTCATTATGGGTATGACAGACGGTATTCGTGAATTGATGCGAGATGAAGAAGACGAAGACTACGATGAAGATGACGAGGGCAACCCTCTTGGTAGACGCAGCACAGACTTGTGGTTTAGAAATTGGTTTATTCCTAACTATTTTGGTCCTGATAGCAGCTTAGCTAACTTTTTTAATTTAACTGAAGAGCAAGCTCAAACATTAGCTCGTGGGGTTGAAATGGGCCCAATATCTGCTTACACCGACTTAAACGTAGGCACTTCTACTTCGTTGGATGGCTTGTGGTTTAGAAGCGATGCTCCTGCAGAAACTTCTCGTGAAGCTTTCCAAAACTTTGTGTTTAGCTTTACTGGTCCTATTGGTAGCGTAGGTGCAAACTTTGCTGGTGCTTTTGATGACTTTAATAAAGGGCAGCTTAATAGAGGGTTTGAAAAACTTTCTCCAGCATGGCTTAAAGGTGGGTTATCTGCAATGAGGCTAAAGAGCGAAGGTGCAACTACTACTAAGGGTGATGAAATTATGAACCCTGAGTTTTATACAACAGGTAAATTGCTTGCACAGACTTTAGGGTTTGGTAGCACTGAAGTAGCTCAAGTACAAAAAGCTAACTTTATGGCTAAACAAATAGTGACAAAAATAAATAGAGAAAAAGAAAACATATTAAATCGTTTAGATGTTGCAGTGCGTAAAGATGACGACGACAAGATTGACGAGATATTGGAAGAAATAGATAAGTTTAATACTAAGAATGCAATGCTAGCAATCAACGGCGAAACGGTTAGTAAGTCGTTGCAATCTCGTGCCGAACGTCGTGGTAAAGCATATCAAGGCTTGTCCGTGTCAGATAAAGAAGCTCCGTTTGTCTACCCATTAGTAGAAGGCACTCGTTCTCCGCAGTACAAATAAAAAACCCCCGCACTAGGCGGGGGCAAAGAGTTTGGAAGGAGCTAACTTCCGAGGAGAAACAGACGAGCTGTTCTGTGCTCGAGTATAGTTAAATTCTCCAGATACGTAAACCTTTTACTCCTTCATGGATAACCAGCTTAAACACAACCTCTAATTTTAACCTTTTTGTAACACGTGTAATATCTTTTTTGGCAGCATCAGGATTAAGGCAAGGTATAAAGATTGAGTACCCTACTTTAAAATTTCTCCAATTAACGTTGTAACTAATCTTCTCTACTAGCATTTTCAATAATCGGTGCTACAACCGCATCCATATCAATAAAGTCAGGTACAGAGCAATCAAAGAACAGTGCATGAATCCCAGGAGATGTAACACGCATGCCTTTAGACATCTGTTTGGTATCGGCTTTTACATAAACACCACGGGCTTTTAGCTCGTTCAATGTTTCTTTGTATGGAGCTTGTGACTCTACACAATCTTTTTTAAAGTCTTTAGCTACGATATACATCATCTTGGTATCAGGTTCATAACGTATCCTTAGTTCGCCTCGTGGCTCCTGTACAGGTGCCGAGTGCATATTGGTACGCTTGTCTACCTCGTTGTTTACAACCAACATGTTTTGTATGTTACGGTTTATATAGTCACCAATAATAGAAGCAGCGTTATTAGCTGGAGGTGCAATATCTTGACGTACTGTGGTTAACATCTGCATAGCCCATGTATATATAGCTTTCATATCGTAGTCGTGCAACCCGAGCATCCGAGCAACCAAACCGCCTGTTATGTTACAAGCAATAAGCGCAGACCAGAAACGCTCCTTGCTGGTTAAACGCATCTCTTTATCAATCTTAGCTTGAATTGCCAATAAGTTACTAACTGTATCCTCTAGATTACCCAATAAGTAAGTGCAGTAAATGTCCCCAGCATGCCCGTAGTTTTCTTTTAGTTGATGGTCAAACATCGCCTTGGCTATGTGCACAGGGATAATATTGCTTGGATGTATTTGATACTCTAATAGGCGCATGCTCTCACCATCCGGACTGTTCTTGTGCACCCCTAGCTTCTCGTAGAAACTAGCATTTGAACTTGCCAAAGATATGGTCTGCCAAGTGGTATTGTTAATACGCATCTCGTTTTTATCCGACCTAGACCTGTTGGCACCACGACCTTGAGACATGCTATAAGCCAGCGTAGAGAACTCGGCAGGGCTAATGTTGGTAATCTCGTCAATCGTAAAGGGCAGATTATTCATAATCCCTAAGTGCAACATCTTAGCGGCTAAGGTGTCTTTCCAAATAGCTGCTAGTCTATCGGGGTGTCCGTAGACGCTATTGCACATATATAACGCAGTAGATTTACCCGTGCCTGACTCTTTATGAATAAGATTTATGATTGCTCCGCTATGACCAGTAAACTTAAGGAGTGGCGCGCCAAATGCAGTAAGCGCAGCAAATGCATGGGGTTCTAATCCTGGAGCACCATACAAGTTAAATACTTCTTTCCATTTCTCTAGTGTGCCTTTGGGATGCATAACGTCCGCAAACGATCTAGTATTTGCAGAGGGTGGGCTATGAAATGTACCGTCTTTGCTAATCTCTCTATCGCCAATAATAAATTTGCTGTTTTTATCTGCCCAGCCAAATTGTGTCCTCATAAGTTCTGCCTTTCCTTTGTACTGCAATTCTTTAATAAATGACATTAAGAATGCCATTAGTTGATCCATTTGCTTTGGCATCCCTGCGACACCTTTTGTTGACAACGCTTCACGTAATCTTTCTTTTACTGCCACGGTAGACAGCGGAATCGTAAACTCCCGTACGTCATCTTTAGGTAAATGCAACCGCATTAATACAAGCTCGCCAACCGCAGGGTCAGGATCATGCATTCGCTTTACGATATATAAGTCGTGCTCATACACGCAGATTGGTTCTGATTCCTCTTCGTCTTTGATTGTTATATAGATGCCACCGTTCTTCCCACGAAAATACGGAAATGGGTAAGAGGGTACCTTATACGTTACAGCATCATCTAATGCCTGCGTCTCGTGCACTTCGGTTTCTTCTGCCTTTACTATTTCTCTACCTAGGGCAATAGGTGAACCAATGCGCCCCTTCCATTGGCAACCATCACAACCGCCCGGGTTATTTTTTTCAAACGTACTGCAACGTTGAGCAAACGCTGTGTGGCTAGCTTTGTCCTCTGTATCTTCGGGAGAGTAACTAGGATGCTTTTCTGAAATTTTATGAATTGCAGTCTCTCTATCTACGCAACGATGAGCAATAGACAGTGCGTTAAACCACATGGGTTCGGATACAGACTCTTGATTTTGATACTGGTACAACAACTGTGCACAACCTTCATTGTTGGCACTGCGAATCATAATCTTGCTAAACCTAGATACGGTGTTAGCAGCCATAGCTTTTTGTAATTCACTTAGTTCTCTAGGAACCGTTGGCTTCTTAGGCGCTTCTTTTACACCAAGTAAATTCTTAAATGCTTCGTACTCAACATCTGGTGCATCACAAATTATTTCTACTGGCTTAGGTGGATTATCTTTAAAGTTCAATGTGCCAGGGACTCTAAGCACCCTAGCTATCTCAAATACACTTGCATCGACATAAAGGTTATGCAATACACATAGTTCATTCAAACGATTAGCAACTGGCTCCCACTCTTCCCTACTAACAGGGTTAACAAGAGGCCAATACGCATGGATGCCTCGACCTGAGTTAACAAGTAAAGGCTTTGGTAATCCAATTAATTTGCAGAAGTCTTTTAGTGCTTGTAGACCTGTTGCTTGGTCTATATAGCCATCAGGACGATTTGTCTTTGGGTTTAATTCTGCTTTTGCTTCACCACAATCTAAGTCAAGCCAAAATGCTTTGAGGTCTTTTACGTTCTCTTTTTTACGATTTAGGTTTGTCTCAAACTTAGCAACACCAAAATACACATCCCTACCTTTGGACAGAAAGTCTTCTACGTAGGTATCAAATTCTTCTCGTGTTTGAACAAGCTCTTGTATAGCAGACTTACCCTTTAAGCCAAGCACAGTAAGCCACCCATTGGGGCTTTGCACTCTGTTTAATAGGTCAATGTTTGCCATTCTCGTCTCGTTGTTAGGGGGAAAAAAGGGGGGACTACTCCCCCCTCACCTTCCGGTGATGCTCTTTATTACTTAAGTTTTGATTCTTTAATGTGCTTAGTTAAACTATTCAGTAACTTAGTTACGTTTTTGGCATAGCGTTTATCGGGTTCGTACGAACCCACAAACCAGTTGTATATCGTTTGCCTGCTAACCCCAATAGTGGTTGCTACATCTGCAACTGATATACCTAGTTTTATAGCCGCTTTACCAAGAGCAACACCAAGCCTACTGCTATCAGCCTGTTTATTAAGCTGAATAGTCTTGGCACTATAGCCGTAACTCATTATTAGTTATCCGACCAAGCGCTAACAACATCTGCTAATTTTGCTTTTGGTGCGGCAGGAGGCACCTCAGTTTTCTTAGCTCGTTTAACAACAGGCTCATCGGGCTCAGCTTCAGATTCAAAAGCTGGTTTAGCTGCTACTGGTGGTAGCTTTACAACGCCATCTTGCTGAGCAACAGTTAACTGAATAACTCTCTTGGACTCTTGAGTAGCTTGTGCTGTTTCTACAACATCAATCTCTTCATCGGTCAAATGACGCACTGGGGTAAACTTCAGCACATCAGCCGTCTCGTTCTCATCAAATGCAATCTGAGTAATGATGCGATCAATGCTCTCGCCGTTAGCTGGCAAGAACTTAATATAGCTCTCAAACGGATGCGTATTACCAACACCCTTACCAAACAAAGATTTGGCTGGAATATTAAATTGATAAATATCTCCACTCATATCATTCTCAAGCAACACAGCGACACGACGATTAAAGCGACATGCACGACCTTTGCCATTTGTGCCTGAACCATCAATATTCTGTGAGCAAGTAGCACAGCTTGCGGACTGTGGGTTTGCAGCTTTAGCATCAGGTACATCGCCTTGGTTAGACCAGCAGTCAGGTAGAGTTGGAGCAGCATCAGGATCAAACGCAGTAGCGTAGAACTGACGAGATACCTTTGGCAATGCGTTAATAACGATTACATTTAAGAAACCATCTTTAACCTTGCCTGCTTCTTTGCCATTTACAATACGGCGAAACACGCCTTTGGACATGGTGATACGACGGCTACTAGAACCGCCACCGCTATCCGCTAGGGCTTTAGATAATTCGCTAACCTCACGATTAGTTGCTACTGTGTTTTGCTGCTGAAAAATAGAAATATTACTCATGTTTTGCTCCTTCTAACGACCACGGTGTATTTACTGTCTGCTTGTAAACCAGCAGGTAACAGGTTTGGATTCTCTTCAAGAAACTGCTTGAGGTTAGTTTGATGTATCCTCTTCTCGAGCAGGGGGTAGGCATCATGTTCTTGTATGAACTGATACATAGAATCCCAATCCGTCGTCCAGTACCGTGTATCCACTTTACGAATGATTGTCCCTGCTGGTGTTTTAATGCTATCGGCATTGTTTTCACGACATACGTCTAGCATTTTTTCTGCGAGCAAATCCTGTTGAGCTTTTAACTCTTCGTCTTGTTGCTCGTACAACTCTTTAATCTCAGCTCGCTTGTCACGGATTTTTATATAAATCTCTGCAAGTTTGTCTGTTTGTACATCTTCCATTTTTAGCTCCTTCTAACTACGAACCACTAGTATACCAATGACTTTGACAATGTCAAGCTATTTCTTCAATTTCTTGTCTATATAAGTCAATTATTTTTGTGTGGCTGTCTATGTTATTTTGTAACATTCTGTATAACCTAGCTTCTACTTCACTTCCTTTGATATGCACAATAGTCATAGGGTTCTTTTGTCCTGGACGGTTAATACGTGCATTAGCTTGCAAGTATGTTTCTACGCTGGTTACAGGAGCATACCAAATGATTACATTAGCAGCAGTTAGTGTTAACCCGTGAGATGCTGCTTGAGGTTGAATAATCAGAACACGAATGTTTTCTGTTGTTTGAAAGTCGTTAATTATGTCGTGCCTTCTGTTTACAGGAACTTGCCCGTTAATAATTGCACAAGGTATGTTAGCTGCTGTTAAATATTTGTTTAGTAGTTCTATAGTATGTGTAAATGGAACAAACACCAGGACCTTATGTGACGCTTCGTTAATAACTTCTTCTATAACTTTCAAGCGGTTAGAAACATCAAACTCTATGACTTCTTTAGTATCCGTATAGACCGCACCGCCAGAGATCTGCAGTAATTTATTAATATTAACAGCTGCATTTACTGAGCTAACTTGCTCACCACCCGCATGAATAAGCATTTGTTTCTTAAGCAATTTGTAATACTTAATTTGCTGGGCAGTAAGGGGTGCATCCCGTTCTACAAAGGTTACATCAGGTAAGTCTAAGCATTGATCTTTCTCAAAACGAATAGCGGGTTGTAGCACTTTATGCACAATATCTTGGGCTTGAGGTTTTGGTATCCAACGATACGTGCCTATTTTATACATAACTTGGTCACGAAACTGACCATAAAACTTAGGGATATTATCGGGGTTAATAAGCTTGGCTAGGCCAAATGCGTCTACAGGGGATTGTGCTGCTGGAGTACCAGTAAGCATCCACATACCTTTGACTTGACTAGCTATATCTCTAAGGGTCTTCCAGCGAGTTGTCTGTGCATTTTTATAAGCACTTGCTTCGTCTACTACAATTAAATCAAACCCACCATGTAGTATTTCTTGTTTAACAATATCAACACCATCGTAGTTAATAATGACAAACTCAGCGCCAGCAGCTAATACTTTCTTACGTTGTTTAGGATCGCCATAGGCAATGTCGCATGTGCGATGAATTGCAAACTTAAACAAGTCTTGTTGCCATGCAGATTTCATAATAGACAAAGGGCAGATTACCAGCACACGACGTACGACACCTAAATTCATTAGGTAGTCGGTTGCCCATATTACGCTAGCTGTTTTACCTGTACCTTGCTCGTTAAAGCAAAAAGCCTTGCGGTTAAGCGTTAAAAACTCAGAAGTTTGCTTTTGATGCGCAAAAGGTTTGTGTTTACCAGGCCAGTTGTAGTCCGTTAGGATGCTATTTTTTGCTAACATTCCGTTTAACGGAGTGGTCTGAGTTCCTACTAAACGACCTATTGTTGCTAGCGGATTTAACCTTGAGATTGCTTTTAGCACTTGTGCCCCCTTTGCTGAGAGGCTTTGAGTGGTCGACGTCTTTTCCATCTCCTTTTGATACCTTTCCATCTTTCATTAGCTCCGCACGGGCTGTGTTACGTTTAGCCCTATTTTTTATTTGTTCGGGTTTACCCTGATACTGTTCGTATTCTTTTTTGTATGGTCTAGGTTTGTTTACGTATGGCATGGGGTTTCTCCTTGAGTCCTATCATTTTCTTCTTTCTCTGTAATTATGGCAAGTCTTGACAGGGCACCAACCGCATAACGGACCCGCTACTGCGTTCCAAACTCCTGTTTTTAGAGCTGTTTCTAGTCGTTCTAAATCAAACCGCACATGCTCAAAGTAAGCCATTTTGTGCATTGAACTGTGTTCTTTGTTTACAAACTCATTACTAACTATAAATATCAAAGCAGACTTAAGACTCTTAACCTCAGGGAAGTGAGTGAACACCGCCGCCGCTAATAAATCTAATTGTTTTAAGTCTGCATACTTAGCGTTCTTACTGCTCTTGTAGTCAACCAAATATCCTTCATCACCATTGATGATTAGTAAATCCGCAATGCCTCGATACCATGCATTTTTATCGTTGAATCCACAAGGATTAAGCCTGCCACCTTTGTTAGATACACCTAGTTCAATCTCAGTATGCTTCTCACCTGGAATGTTCTTAAGCGCATCTACCGTATCTTGAATAAACGCAAACTGAGGTGGGATGGGTGTGCCATCTTTAATGTAGTCCTCAGCAGCTTTGTGTAGCTCTTTGCCATATATTGTGGCTTCACTACCTTCGTCTTTAACATCCTTGACTACCTTTAAGTGATAATACTTTTTCGGGCATTGTTGGAATGTTTTAAGACTGCTGTATGACCATGCTGGCATATTATCTTCCGAACTTTGGCATGCAAGTTATATCGACGGGAACATCAGATAAGCTCCCATTAATCTTACGTCTAGACATAATGACTAACGGTCTAAGCCCACTTGTTTCGCATTCTTGAACCGCCATAATTACTTGACTGCGACTCATTTGTGTAACTTCTTTTTCTACTAGTAACGCAGTATCAGGTAGCTTAGAATTATCTACGTAAGGCGATGACGAGCATGCTCCTAGCAATCCTGTAATTAATAATATTTTTTTCATTTAATCCTCCTTTTTACTACTGTATTTACGTTTAGGTTTAATTGCTGCAAGTCCAAGCTCTTCTCCTTTATCTCTAGCTTCCATTAGGGCATCTGCCATACGATAAGATGCTTCAGCCATATCTTGTGGCGCACCTATATTTTTTGTAATTAACCCACACATGGCTAAACCTGCAAATATATCTCGTAACATTCCTTTATCTTCTTCAGTCATTTATACCCACCTCTTCAAAGTTATAAAACCATCCATCTTTAGCACTCCACTTGGCGTGATTCTCTACGCTATAGACCTCAGTTGGTATCTTGAAGTCAGGAGTCTTTAATACAGCAGGCACAAGTGATACGTCATACCACAAGCACCTGTTGTTTGGTTGGCAGGCAAACTGCCCGTTATCTAGCTTAATAAAGTTGTACGACTTATGCTCCTCAACTCCTTCGCTAAAGCTGGTATCTAGTCTGTTGAATTCAGGGCTGGCAAAGTCAATCGTAAACAGGTAGTTACCAAAGTGAAACTGTTTATCTTTGCCAAAAAACTTGACCTTCAAACCCCGCAGATTAGACTTCTCAATCACCGCCATGTCATACGATAAGCAGTCCCATATCTGTAAGTGATCTAAGGGTAACGGCTCGGCTACCTCTTTCCAAACATACGCATGGATTGGTAGTTTGTCGTACAGCGCCCCGTAGTTAGTTAGCATAGACTCGATACGAAATGCTTGACCCTTAATTGACTTGGCAGTCATCCACACACAGGGTTCTAATTCACCATGCCCTGACTCATGGTTATAGAGAAACTCTCTACGCACAAAGCATTTGACTGGTGGAATGTTAGCTACTAAGAATGTCATTTCTGAATCCTTTCCCATATTTCAGTTATCGGCATAGCCTTAATTTCCATCCACCCAATGTACACACAGGCAAACATGATGAACAAGAAAAAGCTAAACACTATTGCAAAGATCAACACCGCAAAAACAGCTACAAACAAAGCAAATATATTAAGTATTGTGACGATCATTTTTAAACTACCCTATTTTCTTTGTAATTATCAACGGCATAGTCTTTGATAATCTTGCCGTTTTCTTCATCGCCCACTAGCATTGGGTCTATCCATACTTTCTTACCTGACTTTTTCATAGTCCGCCAATGACCTCGTCTCCAATGTAGTCGGGGTGATGCGTGTGTGCCCTGTGGCAAAGAAGCTAAGTCTGGTGTTTTGCCATCAACCTTAATTAATCTAAACTCAAGTAATGGCTTCTTACCTTTGCGTACCCGCTTCGCATTTGTTATTGCTTCTTCTTTAGTAGGCTTAGACATATAAACATCGCCGCCTGAAAAAGTCATCATGTAAAGAACCCTAGCGGTTACGTACAAAATCATACGAGCAATACTGTGTGTAAACTTTGTACCCTGCTCATCGGGAGTCCATGCTTTTTTCTGCTCTTCAGTAAGGTGTATATCTACAGGCATTTGATTCCTGCCGTCTACTGCTATAACTTTGGGCACTATGTTAAATATAATGGACTCAGGCTTGCCTCTTTTGTTTGTAACAAACATAGCTCTGATGTATCCGTCTTGTTGAGATAAATAGATTGGTACTAAGGTATCTATTTTGTGATCTTCTCCAACCATGGCATGCATCGTAGAGACTACGCACGTAATAATAGTTATCTTTGGGAACGGTAATCTAATCTCATCTACAGAAGAAAAAGCTTCTCCAATTTCACCCACCTCAGTACGAAATGCAGGTTCAAATAAAATCTTGGGAAAGTTATAGATTGCATCGGATATGTCTTCTGATACTACTTTATCGCCGTAAAACTCTTTGCCTTTTTCAAAAGAAGTAGCTTGATCCGCTAAAGCCTCAAGCAGTCTGTGTTTTGTATTAATGTCTCCATAAGCATCAATGACTTTATCGTAATCACCAATTACTTTTAGTGCGCTTCTGTATTTTGGGTCGTCTAAAACTGCGTATACTTTTTCACCCAAAAGAAGTTTGGCTTCTTCATTTGGAAGAATTTTAGTTTCCCCAGTATCGTAGACTATCCTGACCGCATGGTCACTGTCCCGATACGCTGTAGCCCCTACTACTCTACTAGCACTCGCCATAACTTTTCCCCATTCCTGACTCGCAACTCAATGGTAGGTCTTGTGCCCACTTGGGTCGCATTTTCATACACATCTCCACATACTCTTGACCAACCTCCGCTTCTTGCTCAGGTATTACGCAAGCAATCGCATCATGCACAGTCATTACCACCTTATATTTCTTGGCTACTTGCAGCATCTGCTCACCAATGATGATTCGAGCTAACGCTTGGCAGACGTTCTCAATAACTTTCCCACCATATATTCTGTTAAGCACAACTGCTTTACCCTTTCTGGTGTCGTACACATACTCGTCCTTACCCTGCTCGTTCCGCATTTTACGTAGGTTGGGGTACTTTACATACAGTCCGTTTGGTAAGCGAATGCCTTTTCTACCTTCTACTTCAAGGACTCCTGCTTTACCTAATGGCGCAGTTTGGTTGTTAAGGATTGCATCTAATGCTTTTCCTGCTTGATTCCATAGTTGGGGTATCCAATCATAAGTTTCTCGGTAGACTTTAATAATACGAGTGGCTTCCTCTTCTTCGATCTCCACATTAAACGTCTTAAGCTGTGTTTTAAATTTCGTACTCCCCATGCCGTAGCCACACCCCAATATAGTCGTTTTGCCAACGAACCTTTCGTCCTTGCTAATTTCTTCAGTTACCTTGTTATAGATAGACGATGCCATGATTTGGTATACATCTTCACCCCTTTCAAATGCGTCTACTAAATCGTTTTGTTCAGCCAGCCACGCTAGCGTTCTTGCTTCTATTTGACTAGAGTCAGAGTCCACAACGACGTGCCCGGGAGGAGCCATAATTGCGTCTTTAAGAGTTGAGCCTCGTGGTAAGTTTTGCAGGTTAACCTTGTCATCACCGCCCCAACGACCAGTATGAGCTGCATAGTAGCGTAGTGGTATGGGGAATAAGCCTCGCTGCGAGATCTCTATAAAGCGCTCAGTCCTTGTTTCTTCAATGGTTGACTTCACCCCTAAACGCGCTGTTGCAAGAATTTGCACATTTTCGTTCTCATGCTCAAGCAACTCTTTAAACCCTTCGTCAGTCTTAGCAAATGCCCATGCCTCTTTGCCTGTCGTAGCGCTAATCTTAGTGGGTGGTTCTACACCTAAGTTTTCTAACAACGTAGCAAACTTGTCATTGCTCATTAAATCTTCTTTAGCGTAAAACTCTAAGCATTGTTGCTTTTTAACTTGAATATCACTTAGGTGGTCGTACAATATATTGCCGTCAAGCCATAGGCTAGGCTCGGAAAACATACGGATAGTCAGGTCAATAAGTCGTAGCTCACTAGGAGGAAAGCCTGCACTTAACTTCTCAAACAAACCCATGGTAAGCATTACGTCGTTTTTGCAATACTCGCCGTACTGTGCCAAATCCTGTGCATTAAAGTCAATCCGACGCTTGCCTTGTGCCTGTAGCACCTCTGTGCCTTTTACCCCTAGTTCGTAGTGTTCGGCTAGCTTGGCAAGGCTACCGCCAACCTCAGTCCCATGTATGGCTCTTGCCATAGATAAGGTATCAGCAATGCCCTTGGGTCTTATATCAAACTGCCAATTAAGAATAGCCATATCAAATATAGCGTTATGGGCTATCACTAAATGCTTGTCAAGTTCAAAGCTATCCAAGAACTCCTTTGTATCTGCTTTAGTACCACTAAACCAAATGGGAGCGCCCCCTTGTTCGCACACCGCTACCCCGATGGTTTCAAACTCAGGGCTACGGACGTACTCTTCCGTGGTAATTTTGCTAAGGGAAAAGGTTTGAGAGTAGTAAGTCTCAAAGTCCAAACAAAATATTTTCAATTTTTGCCTTTGGGGCTACCGCCTGTAACTCGCCGAGAAAGCAATGATAGTTCCGCAGGATCCCT